GTCTATGATGAAGAGCGAGAGGCAACGATCATTGTCCATGAAATCAATCCCCAAGAGATCACGATTCAAGAGCTATCTAAAAAGATCCTTCAAATTGCTTGGCCTCGATCTTTGATGAATGAATCGCCAGGTCCTCGAATATGGTTAGATTCAGGCGTCGCAGATAAATCGGGAGCGGCGAGAAACGATCAAACGGGGCGTACAGCTTTCCGAGAAATTAAGAAACATCCAAATCAAGGAGGAATCGGCGTTCCTCTTCGATTTACTACCGACCCCGTTTTGACGAATGTTCTCAACGGGATTCAAAAACTCAAACGGGCGTTCTCTCGTAAAAAGTATTTATGCACTCGCGAAGTTTGGACGCAAGGCGAGAGAGCAATAGGCAACTCTTTTAGAAAAGCGATTCTTTCATACGGATGGAGTCCGACAAAAGACGAGCCGAAAAAGGACGGACGAGAAGATCCTCTTGACGCCCTTCGATATGATTGCATCGCTCATTATTGGAGTGATCTATCAATACCCAAATATACAACACGACAGCGAACTCAAAAGAGAGGTCGCAAGATAGGAAGAAAGGTTGACTTTTGAAACTAATAAACGGCGACAGCATGGAGGTCTTGAAAGATCTTCCGAGCGAATCAATCGATTCAGTCGTGACGGATCCTCCTTACGGCTTATCTCAAATCTCAACAAAACAGTTTAACGAATGTATGATTAAATGGTGTACTGATGACCGTTCATATATGCCAAAATCAAAAGGATTCATGGGGAAATCATGGGATTCATTCGTCCCTCCTCCTTCTCTATGGGATGAAGTTTATCGAGTATTAAAGCCAGGTGGACACGCTTTGATTTTTGCAGGATCGAGAACTCAGGACTTAATGGGGTTGAGTTTACGTTTGGCAGGCTTTGAGATGAGAGATGTCATTCAATGGATTTACGGAGAAGGGTTTCCAAAAAGTTTAAATATTGGAAAAGCTATTGATAAGATACAAGGGAATGAAAGGAAAGTTATAGGGAAAGATAAAAACTTCGGAGCAACAAAAAAAGAAAAAGGTAAAACAACATATGGAGACTATGAAGGATCATGGAATATAACAAAAGGCGAATCACAATGGGAAGGTTGGGGGACAGCTCTTAAACCTGCTTACGAACCCGCCCTTTTAGTTAGAAAGCCCGTTCAAGGATCGATCGCTCAAAATGTTTTAGATCATGGGGTTGGAGGAATTAATATTGATGGGTGTAGGATTGAAACAAATGAAATTCTTGGAAGGTTAAAGGGGGGTTTTGGTAATGCTATGGTTGGAGCAAATAATTACAGTAATTTCAATTCAATCGGCATTACAAAAGAAGGCGGTCGATTCCCATCAAACGTTATACTAAACGAAGAAACAGAAAACACAGAATGGAAAAGATTCTTCTATTGTGCGAAAGCTTCAAGGGAAGAAAGAGAAGAGGGGTTGAATGGTAATCAAGATAGAATCAACATTCATCCAACCGTCAAGCCGATCGATCTTATGAGATATTTATGCAGATTGATCACTCCTCCCAACGGGACAATACTTGAGCCATTTATGGGAAGTGGATCAACTGGAATCGCAGCCGTTAAAGAAGGATTCAATTTTATCGGGATTGAGCGAGAGGAAGAATACTTCGAGATAGCCAAAGCGAGAATCGAGTATTGGTCGAATATCGATCTTACTTATGATTCAAATGAAGAGAAGATCAAAGACGAACAATTAAATCTTTTCGGGTAAAAAAAATCCTGAACGCTCTAACCCTCTCAATTCATCATATTAAGTAAGATGTTTTTGAAATATCGTTCAGGATTCTTTTTGAATTGATCATGTTCAAGACGTCTCAAAATATCCGCTTCCCATATAAACGTCACGCCATCAAAGGCGGTCAATATAATATAAAAAGAAAGTATTGATCAATTCGGCGATAGAATAAGCCCTCTTGATTAAAGAGTCAATATAATTTATGTTATAAAATAAAGAATGATTTCCTTTTGTTTTTTGAAATCATTAGAAAAAGATTGACTAATCCATTCGGTTTTTTCAAAATGATCGGAGGAGTGTATATGAGCAATGAACAAGACGAAAGAACGCCCGATCATATGAAAGCCTTCTTTCCTCGCTTTCGTACGCGGGGGATTACAGGAACTCAGATCAGCGGCGGAAAGATCACGGGTAAAGAACAGAATCCAAAGCTCACGGGTTTAAATTGGATTCAAGAAGCCGAGAATATGCTTCAAACCGACCCCGTCGTTCGTCGATCTTGGCATATGCTCCGACAGACTTTATTGAGTGCTTCATGGCGTTTTGAACCTGGAGTCGAAGGGGACGCCGTCGCCGATGAACTCGCTCGTTTCTGTAACGAGGCTTTCGGCTTCGATGGATACGCGGGGCAAATGTCCTCCCCATTTGAAGAGCAACTCGGATATTTATTAGAGTTCGTCCCTCTTGGCTATCGATACGCCGAAGAGATCTACAAGGTTGGACCCGATGAAAACGGCGAGATCAAAGTTTGGTTAGACTATTACGCAGATCGGGAGCCGTCCGCTCATAGTCAATGGTTAACTAGAGACGGTCAACATCTTGACGGAATTCTTCAAAACGTTGTCGGATTCACTTACAACCCTGAACCAATCCCCGCAAATAAACTCCTCCTTTTGACTCTGAATCGAACGGGGTCAAACTTCGAGGGGATCGGAATGCTTCGCCCCGTTTGGTGGTGGTGGAGAACTAAACAAAGAGTTTCAAATCTTATGTGTGTTGGTTTGGAGAGATGGGCTATCCCGACTCCTAAAGTTAAGGTTGATCGTTCACAAGCTGAAATGCAAGGACTCACAGACGCAGACTTAAACGTCATGATCGATGAAGCCGTTGATCAGGCGGAAGCTTTCCTCTCAACTGAGTTGAGCTATTTAGTCGAATCGCCTGTTATCCAGTTTGACTCATACGGGATGACACCAAATCTTTACAGTCAAGGACCTCTCGACATCATCAAAGAATGCGACAATCAAATCAGTCAAGCGTTCTTAACTCAATTCGCTAATCTTGGGATAAGCGATACGGGGTCAAGATCAGTCGGAGAAGTTCATCTCTCAGTATTTAGACGAGCGGCGATTAATCTATGCGATATAGTCGCGGGTCAAATATCGGGAGTTGATCGAAGGGGAGGAGGAACGGTCGGACGTTTGATTCGTTGGAACTATGGAGCCGTTGATCCTTCAAAGCTTCCTCGACTTGTTCACACTGGCCTTGATACTGATGACCTCGCCGAATCGATGGGGATGCTTCCAGGTCTTGTACAGTCAGGACTTTTGACTCCTGATGATGAACTCGAAAGAGCATTGAGAGAAAGACTTGGAGCGGGTGATCTTCCCGAAGTCGCAGAGCGTTCTCCAATCGAGAGAGCCGCTTCGACTACTAGTCGGATCTCTTCATACGCCGAAACACTAATTAGACGAAAGGGGCGATAATGGTAAAGAAGATCCGCAAAAAAAGAACGCAAGCTCAAACGCCCGCCCCTCCTAAAGATCGAGTGAGAGGCTCAAAGATCAATCCAAAGGGAGCGGCGAAAGGATCAAGAGGAGGAATCAAGATTCCTGAATCCTCTTTAAAAGCTCTTGAGAATTATCGAGATGAACACAATGACAAATACAAAGCCGAATCTAAAAAAGTTGATCTCGGAACTTTGAAAGCAGTCTATCAAAGAGGAGCGGGGGCGTTCTCCTCTTCTCATCGTCCTCAAGTCACATCAAGAGAACAATGGGCGTTAGCTCGTGTAAAAGCTTTCCTCAAATTAGTTGGTACGGGCGAAAGAAAAAAGTCATATACAACTGATCTCGACCTCCTCCCCAAAGGACATCCCCAACGATCCGAAGGGGAAAAGAAGGCGGAACTCTTAGCCCCTAAGAAATACGATCATATTGATTTTACTCCTCCGAAGGGCGTTCAAGAGGCAGGGCGGCGAGCTTTGGAAGTCCGATCGAGTAAACCCGAAAGTCAACGGGGGATGACCGCCGTCGGAATCGCAAGAGCGAGAGATCTCGCAAATGGAAAAGAACTCTCTCCCGAAACCGTCCGCCGTATGCTTGCTTACTTCACACGCCATGAAGTCGACAAAGAAGGGAAGACTTGGGACGATCAAGGAAAAGGGTGGCAAGCTTGGAACGGATGGGGAGGCGATCCAGGTTTCACATGGGCTAAGAAAGTAGTTAATCAAATGAACAAAGCAGATAAAAAAACAAACACTTTGAGAGCATACGCCGAAGCGTCTCTTCTCGGAGAAGTTCAACCGATCTATGATGTCCCTGACGGACTCACCATCGGAAAACCTTTCAAGACTCTTTCCTTTGGTCAAGTCTCCTCTCGTATGAATGGAGAGAACGTAGGAAAAGAAATCGATCAAGATCTTTTGCTAGAAATGGTTAGAGTCTTTAGAGAGCGAAAAGAAGCGGATCCTGTCATCATCGATTGGCAACACGCTACAAGCCCATTTCAAGGAGGAACGCCAGCTCCTCCCGAAAGCGGAAACGCTCTCGGCTTAATCGTCGATCTCGATTTAAGAGACGATGGTCTTTATGTTATCCCCGCTTATAATGAGAGGGGCGTTCAAGTCGTTAAGGATGCAGGCGGGATTCTTTGGAGTTCTCCTGAATATTTACACGGCGAAATCTTTACTCGTGACGGAGGTGAGAAAGTCGGAGATGCTCAACTTTTAGCAGTGACTTTGACTCCTCGACCCGCCCAACAATCTAATAAAATTGATCGAATCACATTGAAGGAGAATCTCATGGTGACCGAATCCGATTTAAAAGGAATGTCTCACGAGGATTTGATTGAACTCGCAGTACAAAAGGACGCTATGGTTCGTTCTTTGGAAGCGAAGATTCAAGAGATGACTCAAGAGAATGAATCCAAAATCGCAAAGAATGAAGAAGAAGAATCTCAACTCGCTGAACATAAAGACGAGGAGAAGATGAAAGAAGACGACAAAGAAGAAAAACTCGCTGAGAAAAAAGACGAGGAAAAAATGAAAGAGGAAGACAAGGAAGAGAAGAAGAAAGAGCATTACAAAATGTCTGAATCTCTCCCCTCCGTTGAACTCCTTTCTGAGATCCAAGCTCTTCGAGAGCAAGTTCAAAACCTTCAAAAAGAAAAGCTTGACGCCGAGCGACGCGAAGCGGTTGGGTCATTACTTCGCGAAGGTAAGGTTTCTCCGTCAGAAGAGAACGCAGTAAACAAAGCCTTCGATCTCAAAGTACAAGGCGACGATACCTTTTGGAATATGTTCTCAGAGCGTCCGATCAATTCAGTCGTCCCTATGACTCAAATCGGTCATGGTGCAAGCGGTCAAGAGATCACCAAAGAATCAATTAATCAAAAGATCAAAGA